AACTCATAATGGTCAAGTCCACCGTTGTCTGTGGTTTCAGTATCTTGAAATATCACACTACCGGTATTTGGGTGATTGACGGATGCTGATAAAAATTTTATCCCTTCACTAGCGTTGTTATAATTTGTTGATGTCAATGATGGAGCTTCTATGCTTTCGATAAAACTAGATGCTGATTTCATCGCGTTAACGCGTGTTACCATGACGGATGCACTGACTAAGGTGTCCGCATCTGTCGCAAAATCAGGATCGAAAAATGATTTTTGCGTACCGTCTTTCGTCGTTATGTTTATTTTAAATGGATAATCTGCCATTACCTACTCCTTGTTGTTAACCTAAGCACTTGGTTCAAATATTCCACCAGCGGCTGCCATACTATCACCAGAGAATGGTGCTGGTGAATCGGCTGCCGGAGCTATCGTTCCGACTCCGAAGCTAAACTTTCCTTGGACTGTCTCGGTTGTATGAACCGTGGTTCCATATCCTCTGATTGAAGTACCTGGTTCTAATTTTAAACCACGTTTAACGTTATTCGTATTGGAATCTATACTACCTGATGTTATTGAGAATGTGGATATCTCACCTGCACTGGCTCTAATCGTTCCCTTCATCTCCAAACCCGCAGCAGATGCAGATAAAACGGTGGTGTTGGCGTCCGTTTTGACTTCCAAAGCCGAACTTGTAATTTTTATATGTTCACCTGCGGTTCGTCCTATGGTGGTCGTAGAACCGAATGATGCTTCGGTATTCGATGAGGAACCAGCATGTATATCTAGGGTACTATTATTAAGTTTGACAAAATGATTACTATTTCTAAAAATAAATAGACCTTGGTCTGATTTAGGGTCTATCCTAACAACATTGTCCGTTGAAGTTACCGAGACATCAGCATCCAACGCACCACCCATTGCGATTACAGGATTTCCACTACTATTTCGAGCAAGTGTAAATTTTTTGACAACATCACCTTCATCGGAATCAAATGCAAACATATCAAACGCTTCATTTGAAATTACAGTCCTACTATGATTACCTGTCTTACCCAATGTGACACTATCGCTGAATCTAGCCACCCTATTACTACCGCTGTCGAATACATCGAGACCTGTCGCCGTCAAAGCTGCAGTTGCTGCCATCGATGATGAAGCGGTTTGTAGGGATGCGGTCACGGTTTGTATCGAAGCCGTAGTAGCACCTATTGAAACCACACTCGTGTCCAATGACGCGGTTTGTGCCCCTATCGAAACAACACTCGCATCTAACGAGGCTGATTTTTCACCAATTGAGATAACACTATTGTCCAAAGATTGGGTTTGTTGTCCTATTGATACGACACTCGTGTCCAATGACGCAGTCTGTGCTCCAATCGAAACGACACTAGTATCCAATGATGCGGTTTGAGCTCCAATCGAAACGACACTAGTATCCAACGATGCGGATTTCTCACCGATTGAAACTACACTAGCATCTAATGACGCAGTCTGTGCTCCTATCGATACAATACTTGTGTCAAGAGATGCAGTTTGAGCTCCAATCGAAACCACGCTTGTATTCAACGACGCTGTCTGTTCACCGATTAATTCTAAATGGGTTTGAGCGGAACCACCGACTATGTTTACTTCACCGGTCATTTGCATGAACGAAGCCGTAATCCTACCATCCGACCTTAATATTAAACGATTGTTGGATTCAGATATTGCAGTCGGTGTTATCGCGAAACCACCTAACTCACCTGTTGTTGCCGTGACAGTACCACTCATCACAACATCACCATCGGGTTGTAGATGAAAGTTACTAGAGCTAATCTCAATGTTTTGATTACTACCACTAATGAATTGTCCACCACCGCCTAGGAAAAACTTAGGTGTGGCGATATCAACCGAACTACCGCTTATCTTAACGTTTTCAACATCAATCTCAACACTAGAACCGCTAATCTTACCACCCGTGAAAAGAAATCTAGAACCGCTAATCTGTCCTGTGTTACCATCTAGTATCAACGGAGAGGTTTTATCAACGGTGATTGAATTACCCATACCGCTATGTGATGTACATCTATAGAATAAATTCGTCGGAGTATTTTGTGTCACCGCTATCTGTCGATATGCACCAGGATCTCCTTGGTTTCCACTTGATGTCACACCATCGGTATAAATCGTACCATCGGTTGATGTGGCAAATCTGAAAGGATGAGTGCTGGTTGAATCATCCGACAAATCGAACCTATAGGTGTTACCAGGTAGGAATGTCAACGTTGGTTGATTGACTCCGTCTATGATGAAATAATCAAAGCCTGAAGCTTGTACGGTTAAGGTTATCACCGAACCATCGCCTGAATCCGCACCACTCTCTATACTGTTGGATTCAATCCTCATACCACCAATCAAACCGCTTGTCGCGTCAATCGTACCAGACATCGATACCGCTGAAGCGGTTATCTGTCCGTTGGAGTTTAATATCAAATCAGAGTTAGAACTACTGATTGTCGTTGCAGATATACCGAATCCACCGATATCACCAGCACTGGCGTTTATCGTACCTACCATTTCCAAACCTGCAGCTGATGCCGATAGAACAGTTGTATTGGCATCGGTTTTTATCTCCAACGCATCACTTGTTATTTTGACGTGTTTGTTGGATGTCGGGCCAATCGTCGTCGTTGAGCCAAATGAAGCTG